CGAAGGTAGCGTCGATATGGAGGCCCTGGACGACGTTCTTCCTTATTGGCTTGCTGCTGCGCGCGGTGAGATGACTAAGGAAGAAAACACGGACTATTACACTTACACGTTCACTCCGTCGAGCAGAGCTGTGCCGGATCGTACCTTGTCTGTTACTCTTGTGAGAAACGAGCAGGTATTTGCTTACACCGGCATGGTCGTTGGCTCTATGGAGTTTTCGATCGACGACGGTATGCTTGTCCTTGACGTGACCCTTATGGGCCGCGACGAGGACGACAGTGCTGAGGTTCCTTCCGAGACGTTCGGAGAGGACTGGCCGTTCGGTGCAGGGTCTTACACCATTGAGATCCCGACTGGGACTGTGGTGGAGGACACTGACGAGTTTACGCTCACCATTGACGAGAACGCTGAGGTTCAGTACCGTCTGCTTGACCGTACTGGTGCTGCGTTTATCGCTTTTGGTGACAGAGACGTGACTGCCTCTGTTGAGCGTGATTTCAAAGACAAGTCCGTGTACGACGATTTCAGAGACGTTACTTCTCGTTCTCTGAAATTCCGTGCCGAGCAGGATGGCGAAGAGGAGCGTTTCATCGAGATCGAGCTTAATCGTGCGTTCGTTGAGTCGCACGAGGTTAGCCTCGATGATACTGGTGACCTTATTCGCGCTTCTGTGGAGTACACGGGTACTGACACCGAAGATGGTGAAGGTTCTTACGTTATCAAGGTCGGCACCACAGAGGACGTCGACGTTGAGTAAGAAAAAGAAGAAGCCGAGCTATAAGAAAAAGTAAGGAGACATAACCAATGCCGCGAGCCACTTACAATCCCCAGGATACTCGTAGATTCGAGCTGAAGTCTTTGCCTGGAGCTTTTGTTGAGCTTCGATCGCTTGACTTCGGTAAGCAGATTTGGAGACAGCAACTCCAGTCTGCGATGAAAATGACGTCTGACAGCGGTTCTGGCTTCATGGGCCAGATGGACCTTACTAACAAGGACGCTGTGTTCTTCGAGTTTGAGCATTGCGTTGTCGACCACAATCTTGAGGACGACAAGGGCAACAAGCTCAACTTCAAGAAGAGCAGCGACGTTGAGGCTCTTCATCCTCGAATTGGCGACGAGATTAGAGGCTACATTCGAGAGATGAACGATTTTGAGCAGGAGTTAGAGGACCCTTCCTTAGAGACGAACTCTGGGCAGTCATTGCCGGAAACAAGCGGTCAACAGAGTCTCGTCTAGCCGGTTACTGCTTACGCATTTACAATCTAGTTCACACCTACAATACGCTACCAAGAACAGGTGGAATTTACGACCAAAGCGCTTACGACATGGCATGTTTGCACATCGTAAGCGAATTGGTAGCGAAGAAGGAAGAGCTAGACTCTAAGAAGCAACAGAAAAAAGGCAGTAAAAGTGGCAGTCACTCGCAACGTAAGACTAAGGCTTCAAGCTGAGAACGCTAGCCGCCAAGCGTTTCGTTCGTTTGGCGGTGACTTGCGTTGGGTTGCTACCCATGTAAACGACGCCACAATGAGGATGCGTGCCCTCGGCTTCCAGATGGCTGCTGTGGGGACTATCTTCACGGGCGCCGGTGCAGGGATGATCGGTGCTGTGGCTGCTCTTACGAACGAGACTGCACAATTTAATAGAGAATTAGTCATGGCACAGACTCAGGCTGATGATACTAGAATTCAGCTTGAGCAGTTGCAAGGCATTACTCGTGACCTTGCTACTGAGGTGCCAGCAGACATGGCAGAAATGCCTAAGACTCTGTTCGAGCTGTTCTCTACTTTGCACCCTACGCTTGAAGAGACGCCTGTACTGTTAGAGAGCATTTCTAAGGCCAGTATTGCTGGTAACACTGAAATGGCTCAAACAGGCCGTGCTGCACTGAACGTGCTTAACGCATGGGGTATGGAAGCTGAGAGAATCGACGACGTTCTCGATCAGCAATTCCGTACTGTGCAGCGCGGTACTATGCAGCATGAGGAATACGTCCAAAACATTGGACAAATGATTCCTGCTGCTAGGTCTGCTGGTCAGGAAATCGACACTATGAATGGTGCTCTCGCTTTCCTGACTAGGCTCGGTCTGCGTCCTTCGATGGCTGCCACTTCTACTGCACGAGCCTTCGAGCTGTTAGCACGTCCTAGAGTTGGAGACGAGTTAGAAAGAATCGGAGTCGAGGTACAGGACTCCGAAGGCAGATTCCGACAATTCACTGATGTGATTCAGGATATGTCGGATCAGTTTGAAGGAATGACTGAACCTGAAATCTTCGAGCAGTTTGACGAGATTTTCAGGGGTCAGGGTTTCCGTATTCAGGCTCGTAGGTTCTTGCAGCTTGCTGTTGAGAACGCCGAAATGTTCGGCGACATTGTTAGAGACGTTGGCGACGATGCTCTTCCTGGCATGGAAGAGCGTTATGAGATGGTCGCTGATACTGTTTCTGCTCAGCTTGACTTGCTGAGAAACAACTTCCAAGTCCTCAGACAAGAAATGGGCGACGACTTTGTCCCCACTATGAGGACGGTTGTTGAGTCTTTTGAAACTGGTGTTGATGCTCTAAGAGACTGGAACAACCAAAGCGAAATTAGCATTTCTCAGGCTTTGGCTGTTGCAGGTGCGCTTTCTGTTCTCAGCGGCATTTTCTTGAAGATCGCTGGTAGTGCGTTAGTTGTCAAAGCTAACGCGACAATGGCTGGCGTTAAGCTTTCTACATTCTTAGGTAAGGGCAGCGCCGCTATGATTGGCGTTACTGCTCTTGCTGCTGGTTTTGTTTACTTGTTCACTCAGAGCGAGCAGTTTAGAAGTATTTTAGCTACGCTTGGCAACGGCTTACAAGAGTTTGTAACCAATGGTAGCGGAGCCGAGCGAACGTTACTGCTTATTGGCTCTGCTGCTATGTTTGCAGCCATGCGGTTTAGAAAAGTCAATTCTTTTGCTGTGACTACTGCAGCTAGAATTGAAACTAGCATGGCAAGAGCTGTTCAAGGTACTAGAAACTTTATTGCTAGTACCCAAAACGCTAGAGCTTCTATCGCTAGTTATACTCAACAGTATAACACTTTTGCTAGTAGACGAGAAGCCGCAGATAGAAGAATGCAAGCGTCGCGTGCTTGGCTTTCTAGACAAACTCAGTACTATAACGCTCTTGAGCAGCAAGGTTTGCGAGGAGTAATTACTTCTGAGCAAAATCGAGCTGCTGCTGCACAAGCTAGTGCTGCTACTATTAGGTCTGCTAGATCACAAAAAGCTGCTGCTACTAGAGGACTTACTGCTCTCAACGCACAATACGCCACAGAGCTGGCGCATGTAAACAGATACCTCGCGCCGATGATCGGCCACACTACAAGGCTTACTGCTACTAAGTATGCTTTTGCAAGTGCAATGCACGCTGCTAGAGGCGCTGCTGTTGCCCTGTGGGGTATGATTAAGAGCATTGCTCCTTGGCTTGCTCTTGCTGGTGCTATTAGCTTAGTTGTTGGCGGTCTTTATTCTGCTGGACAAGCTAAGCGTCGTGTTGCTCAAGACGCGCAGCAAGTTTCGCAAGCTTTGGGCAACAACATCGAAGACTTTACCGATCTTGCTCAGATTCAAGAAAACTTAGCTGACGTTACACAAGACCTCGTTCGTAACAACGAGGATCTTAACAACGCGCTTCACACTGTTATTGAGGAGTCGAACGAGTTTGACGACGAGTTCTTTGGTGACTTTGTTGACTCTGCTCAAGGTGGCGGAGAAGCGTTAGAAGATTTGTATGCTCGTTGGCGTGAGCTTAACGCAGAGATTGAAGCTGCTCGAGAAGGTGCTGGTCCACAAGCAGGAGCTAGAACTAGATCGGTTATTGCTGACCTTGAAGACGAGCGCGAAGCTATTGCCGAAGCAATTGACGGGCACCGTGAGCTTGAGCGCAGCCTTGAGCGTGGTGTTCGTGAATGGACGCAAAACGAACGCGGCTCCGAAGGATTCAGAGAGTCACTAGTCGAGCTTATCGACTTAATGGAGTCTGGGGATATTCCGTCTATTGGTGATGTTGTTGAAATGGACGGAGACGAGGTCGAAATTGAAGGGCTCGAAACTCTTAACGAGTGGGCGGAGTACCAAGCTAGAGTAATGCCTCATGTGGCGGGCCATTGGGCGGAGCTTGGTGGATTAATTGGTCGAGTTGTGCAAGGCGCTGGGGATATGGGCGATGTTCCAGATCCAGTAGCTATGGATGCAGAGACTACTGGCCTTCAAGATGAGCTAGGCATCGCTGGCGATGCTATGGATGATCTCAACGAACGTGCTGAGAACCTACAAAACGCATTTGACAACATGGTCGACTTTACTCGACCAATGGAGCAGTCGCTTGAGCGTGCTGGTAGCCTTGCTAGTGGGTTCTCGGGCTACATGGACGACATTCTTCCAGACGACCAAGAATTCTTTAACACGTTTGAAGGCTTTAGTAACGCTCTAGAGAATTACGCAGAGGAGCAGCAAGAATACTTCGAGAATCTGCGTGAGCTTGCTGATATTGGCGGCTCGGAGCTTGTTGCTTTCTTACAAGAGATGGGCGATCAAGGCCCTGCTGCGGCAGCTATGCTGCTTGACCAGAGTGAAGGCGATATTAGAGAATTCGCCGATCTTGTAAGAAGCTCTATGGGCGACAGCGAAGCGGCTGTTGATAGCTGGACTGACAGCCTTACTGCTTCGCCTGAGCAGATCAGAGAAGGCTTTCAAGAACAAGCCGAAGCAATCGAAAACTTTGTAGACAACTTAGAGACTCTTGCTGCTAGAGGGGCTCCTCAAGAAATTATTGACGAGCTTATTGACATGGGGCCGGAAGGTGCCATGTTCGCAGAAGGCTTTGCTGACGCTAGCTCTGACGAGCTTAACAAAGCCTTTGACGAGCTTGAAGGTATTATTGCTGCACGCGAAGGCGACCTTGCTGTTGATACTGATTTAGGGTTGGCTGAAATCGAGCGCATGGCAGAGCAAAAAGGCGAAGAAGCGGGCAGACTATTCAAGAGCGGTATAAACTCGGGCATTATTGATCTTGATGACGAAGAACTTAGTCTTAGCAGATTAAGAAACGTTTACGGCTCTGTTGGCGATGAGCTTGATACGCTTGGCAATGAATTTGGAAGCGATTTTGCAGTCAGCATTTGGACTGCATTAGAAAGTGCTAGCGATTCTGAAATCGAGAGCACTGGTCTTGCTCTTGAGTGGTTGCTAGAAAACGAGTTTGATACTCTTGAATCGTTAAGCGACGAACGTGCAGGCGAGCTGATTATGACGTTCGCTGCTACGCTTCAAGAGCTTGGGATTGATGAAAGCTCTAAGTCGCTGAACGAAATCGGTAATCAGCTTATTACCGAGTACGAAGGCTTGCAGTCTGAAGGCGAGAGTGCAGGTAACACTCTTGGCCAAGACTTCTCTGCTGGTATGCGAGCTGCTAGCGGCTCTATCGCTGCTGCTGCTAGTGAGTGGCGCGTTCATATTTCTAGCATCCTTAGTGAGATCGACAGCTTAGAAGCTGCTAGCAACCGCGTGACCCCTCCGGGTAGCGGTGGCGGTCCTACCGGCCAGCCCTACATGCGTAACACAGGTGGCCCGATCCCTGGCCCCAACGTAAACCGGGACGTGGTACCCGCCATGCTCACGCCCGGTGAGTTTGTGCTGCGTAAGGAAGCGGTCAAGAAGATCGGCCTTAATGCGCTCTCTAGCATGAACACCACAGGGACCTTGCCTGGCTTCCGTCAGGGTGGCCCTGTGGGGCCGAATATGATGCTGCGCGACCTTGACAACCTATTCGATACGGGTATGAGCTATCCGATCGAAGACATGGTTCGGCCAGGAGAAGAAGGCTTTGACTTCCCGCATGAGCACTCTCCGCTCCATCGCCGTGAGTGGTGGATGGCAGAAGAAGGAGTAGACGAGTTTGGTCGAGAGATCACTCCGTCTACGCTTGAAGAAGTTGCTAGAAACGCTGATAGTGCTACTGAGGCCCTTAAGCACGCTAACTTAGAGCTTGAACGCCAAGAAGAGATCGTTGAACAGCGTGAGAGAGCTGATGCACACCAAGATCAACTTGACCAAATCAAGGATGCTGAGCAAGACTTAGCTGACGCTGAGCGAGAACTTGCTGAGGCTCGTAAGGAGTACGCTCAAGCAGACGAAGACGAAAAAGAGCGTGCTGCTGACCAAATTGAGAGACAAAAAGATCAAGTCAAGAGCCAAGAAGAGTCTCTTGAAGATGCTAGACAGTCTCTCAAGGATTGGGAGCGCGACCAAGAGCAAGCTGCTAGAGAGCGCAAGGCTCAAGAAATCTTAGAACGTCTTGAGCGTGAGAAGACTATTGAGCAAAACAGAGAGCAGTACGAGTTTGAGAATGCTTCCATCGTTGAGCAAATCAATCTGCTTGGCGATAGGCTTGACGCAGAGAGAAAATTCTCTGATGAGTGGATGCAGATTCACGAAGAGAAGCAGCAAGCTCTTGAGGACTTAAACAACGCTCAGAATCAGATTATCTCTGACTTGCGCGGAGTCCTTGACGCGCAGCAGGAGCTTGATCGTATCGAGTCGGGAGCCCACGAGGCTCGGCTTAGACTTGACGTTCTTGATCGTGAGGAAGAAGTTGCTGACGCTCGCAAAAATCTTGAGAGAATTCGTCGCGGAGAAGTTGACGAAGAAACTCAAGAGAGAATGGACGCTGCTAGAGAAGAGATCGAAGCTACTGAAAAAGAGATCGAAGCAGCAGAGAAGTCAGTCGAAACAGCAGAAGCTAGAGTCGCTCTTAAGGAGGCCGAGGTTGCACGAGTAGACCAAATTTCTGGCGACCTTGATAACGAGGTTGCTGCCCTACTCAAGCAAGCCGAGGCTGATTACTACCTTAAGCAAGCCGAAGAGGAGCTTCAAGACTCTAAGAGCGAGCTTCACGAGGTAGAGAAAGAGCTGCAAGAAGCTCAAGAAGAGCTTAGAAAGCTTAGAAAAGAAGGTCAGTACACTGCCGAAGATGAGAAGCGTGCTGAGCTTGAGCTGATTATTGCTAAGCAAGACGCTAAGGAAGCTACGCAAGCCCTTAAGTGGCAAGAGCTTGACCTTAAGGAAGCGAAACTTGGGGTCAAAGAGGCTAGTGGTCAGCTTAAGGAAGGTCTTGAAGACTTAATCGACGATGACTCTAANGTCAGCAAGTACTTTGAGCAACTGACTAGT